ATGTACCAACCACTTTTCAAATTGTACCAGTTGACTATGGCCACGATCAGAGCACGGAAACGCACCGACGGCAGCACCAGTTACACGGCACAGATACGCCTGTTTCGCGATGGGACGCAAGTTTACCAAGAGAGTCAGACCTTCGCCCGAAAACAGGCCGCACAGGCTTGGGTGCGTAAAAGAGAAACCGAACTGGACGAACCAGGTGCGATCGAGCGGGCAAACCGACCTGGTGCGACGATCAAGGAAATGATCGATCGGTACTTGGCCGAGATGACCAAGGCGCGCCCTCTCGGGAAGACGAAGCTCGGCACGTTGAAGGCGATCAGCGAATCCTACCTGGGGAAGTTGAACGACAGAGATGTAAGCAGCCAGCACCTGGTCGAATATGCGTTATGGCGCATGGGCAAGGAGGGCGGGGGCGTTCAGCCTCAAACCGCCGGCAACGATCTTGCACACCTTGGCGCGGTTCTCTCGATCGCTCGGCCCGCTTGGGGATATGAGGTGGATCCGCACGCAATGGCGGACGCCCGCCGAGTGTTGAAAAAGCTCGGTTACAACATGAAAAGCCGCGAGCGCGATCGCCGGCCCACCTTGGAAGAACTCGACAAACTGCTGACGCACTTTCGGAGTATCCAAACCCGTCGTCCAACTTCTATCAACATGCTTAAGTTGGCTGGCTTCGCGTTGTTCTCCACGCGTAGGCAGGAAGAGATTACCCGGATCCGCTGGGATGATTTGGACGAGGCTGGCCAGCGGGTTCTGGTTCGTGACATGAAGAACCCCGGGCAAAAAATCGGTAACGACGTCTGGTGTCATTTGCCGCCAGAAGCATTGGAGATCCTTCAGACCATGCCTAAAGTGTTGCCTGAGATTTTTCCTTACAGCGCTGAATCAGTGTCCACGTCCTGGACAAGGGCCTGCAAAATCCTCGGCATTGAAGATCTGCACTTTCACGATCTGCGCCACGAAGGCGTCAGTCGTCTTTTTGAAATGGATTGGGATATTCCGCGAGTGGCGAGCGTGTCGGGCCATCGAGACTGGAACTCAATGCGCCGTTATACCCACTTGCGCGGGCGAGGGGATGTATACGCAACTTGGGAATGGTTCGAGCGCATCCTGCAGGCGCCCGTAAAACTGGGCGCCAAAACGTTGAAGTGAATTAGCTGCTGCGCGGCGCGCTATTCAGTTGGTTACTTTCTTTGACTGCTGCAGCGCGCTGTTCATCCAGGTAGGCCGACAGGTCTGCAATGTGAACACCTTTCGCACTTTTTTGGCTCGGCTCCATGCGAGTAATCGGGAGTTTTATCTGCCCGGCACCCACTTTGCGTTGAAACATATCCGTTGTCAGGTGCGTGAAATAATCCTGGCACACTCGATCCAAGGGAATTACCACTTGGCCATTGTATTGGGCCATCAGTACAAACAGCGTTTTCATAGTGCGATTCCTTCGAGTGAGTAAGGTCGATCAATTGGGGGGCGGTTGGCTATTGAGTTGCCTGCCAGTAGTTGAGCGACAACAGCGAACTCTGCCGCATCGATGTCGCCCAGTTCCTTGGCGAAAGTGGTAAGGCATTCAAGGCGGATCCGCGCTGCTTCAGTTTTCCGTACCCGATAATCAAACAGTGCTGTACCTACGATTCTGATAGCCATCAAATGCCGAGCGTGCGGGTCACTGTTGTTGAGTGTGTTAGCCTTCGAATCACTGCCGCTTTGGTGCTGTACTTCCATGGTGTTGCCCTCGGTGGTGGTCGATGTCGGGGAGGTGCAACTCCTCGACATCGCTTCTCTTTTCCGTCAGTCCTGACGGGCCAGGTGAATGACTAGGTCGGCGTAATTCGGATTTTCCTCAGTGCAAGACTGCCATTCGAGTACGCTCAAAATCTGTTGCGGGCTGCACGCGTCCACCAAGATTTCGCGTTGGCCACCTGCAGCACGAACCTCAAGAATCTGCGGCAGTCCGTCCTCCCCATAAGCGCCGGCCTGAATCACCGGCTGGCTTTCTCCCGTCCATTCCAACCGGTTCTGGATCTCTTGCAGCTTGCTTGTTTTGCCGTCGCCGGCACTGCCCATAAAGACTTGGATTTGCATCGGTGTAGCCTCCTTTTCACGCTTTGAAGATCCAGCACTTGACCGTGGTAGGGCGGCCCGGCGCCAAGGGTGTCCTGCTGTTCATGGCTGCGCGGACTGCGCTATGTACGGCCTTGTTTGCTTCCAGAAATTTATGCGAGCGGGACTCTTTCAGTAGGTCACGTAGGGTGGCCACGTCCGCCAGTTTCTGTTTGTGTTCAGCTGCTCGCTCGCTGAATTCGTTGAGGTTGATCGCGATGACGCTCGGGTCACTGCTGTGATCAACCAAGGGGTCATCGTTGAGTGATTCGAGGTAGTCGTAGACTTCCCAGAATTCAGCAACGGCCGGATGGTCGGAGCTGATCGACGCCTGTCGCTCGATCGCCATGCGGACAATCTGACGTTGGGTAGCCGCTACTTGAGGCTCATCCAGTTTCAGGACCAGGCGCAGTGCATCGAGCAGCGAAAGCAACTGTGCGTGGTTTTTACTGATCCGCTCGACCCGGATGTATCCGCGCAGGTCGGAGCCGCAGCTGCGGCAGTTGCCTTGTTCGCTTGCGTATTCGGTGCCGCAGTCGAAGCAATGGGTGCGCAGCCGGCGCAGCTTGGCTTCGTGTTCGGGCATTCGCTGGGCGAAAAGCTCGAGGACGGCCGACTCCTTGCCTACTGCACGAATCAGGAAGTGGCTGAGTGTGCCGCCGTCCAGAGCGTTCAGCTTGTCGGCTGCAGCGCGGCTTTGCGGCGTCACTGTCGGCCGGACGAAGTGCAGCTTCACGATTCGGGTCATGATCGCTTCATGGGCTACCACAGCCGCGTTTTGGCTGATGGCGATAGTGCCGCGAAACGGTGGTTCGTAAGTTTCGTTGCCGGCAGTCTTCACGCCTTTGGTGGCCAGGGTGCCCCCGCCGTAGAAGTCTTTGAGCTCGTCCCACTCGAACGTCTTGGCGTGCGATCGATCATCGCCATGACGGTCAGCTTCCAAAAACACAACGGGCATTCCGGACACTTGGCCCATCAATCGCGAACGACCGGCTTTCGTTGACTTCATTGGATCGAAGCCTTCGTAACCTTCGCGGCCGAGCAGTTTCCACAGCAGGTTGAGCAGAGTGGTTTTGCCGGCTCCGGCCTCGCCGGTGGCTTCCAGAAACGGGAATGACTGATAGCGTGTCCGGATCTGTTCGCAGAACAGCGAACCGAAGAAGAACACCAGTGCGACCAGGCCTTGAGCGCCAAAGCACGTCCACAGCAGCTGCAGCCACTGCTCGTTGAAGTCCTTCCCGTCACGCTGCAGTTTGATCGGGACGCCTTTCTGCAGCGATTTCAGTCGCAGTTTCCCGAACTCGAAATAGTCTTCGCTGTTGATCTTGTAGGTCGTGCCATCCTTGATGGCGAGATCCCCAAAAACGTAGCAGCTGTATTCCTTGCTGTACCCCACGTAGTCGATCGTCGACACAGTTTTGATGCCGAACAATTGATCCTTCATCAGCTTGTCCAACTGTTGGCCGCTGCCGGTGTACATAGCACCGGCGGCCATCCCGAGCAGGCGTTTTTTGAATTCGCTGGCGGCTGATAGCTGACCGCTGGTGAAGGTGTTTTTCACGCTTTCTGAGTCGTGAGGGAAGTCCACACGCACGTAGTACCAGGATTCGTCGGTGACTTCGTTGCGTTGAAAGTACAGCGCCTGTGGGTAGCAGTTCGCGATCTCGACGACGCTACCTGACTGTTGCAGGGCCTTCTCACGCTGCTGCGATTGATTGAGCAACTGGTCGTCGTGGTTCTCGCTGTCCTCAATGTCCTGAATCGCCCGGTTGAATTTCTCCATGTCCAACTTGAACCAGTAGAGGCGGTTGCCGAATCCAAGGTGGAATTCCCCGCGCTTGTTCCAGTCGTACATGAGCAACGCTTTCTCGGCCGCGCTCTCGGCCAGCAGCAGGGCACCCTGGTGACGAACCTGTTTCAGGTCAGCGGCAATCTGATCAGCTCGTTGGCTTTCGTCATCGATGAAGCCCCATCGTTGATGTAGGTCGTTCCAGTCGGTCTTTCGGCCGTCGCGGAGCGGAATCTGTGCAGCCTCACAGACGAATCCCAGCGCTCGCGCCTGCTTTGCCCAGCGTTTGGTGTAGGTGTGTGCACCTGGTTCGTTGTCCAAGGCCCACACCAGCTTCGGTAGCTTTCCTTCGCGGTTTCGAGCAAGCGCCCGCAGTGATTCCTCCGGGAACGCGTTCGAAGACATAGCCGACACTGCTGCGATGTCGTTGTGCACCAAGGCGATCGCATCGAAGATTCCTTCCACAATCCAGATTTCTTTGGCTTCCAGCAGATCCACGCAAGGCGGGCACCACCAGACGCCGCGGTAGCTGTCCTTCGATTTGAAGCGTGCTTTCATCTTTCCAAAGCGGTGTGGGCGGTCGATCAACCTTTCCCACCAGCCGCCTTTCTCCAGGGCAAAGCGAACGGTAGCGCTGCCGGCGTTGTGTTCGGCCGAGTAATAGCTTTCCTGGGTGAACCATCCCTGGATCAGCTCTAAGCGAAAACCTCGGGCAAATTCCAGATAGGCGCGTGCGGTCGCGTTAGGGTGTTGATCGGTCGCTGGCGCGCGTTTGCTCCAGTCTTCAAACAGGTCGTCGTACAGCTCCTTCACATGCATCGTGTGGGCGCATTTTTCAGGTCTGCCGCAGATCACTAACCACGGAGCATCAAAGCGGGTGTAAAGCGTCTTCTGCCTGCACTTCGGGCAAGTACCCCCACGCATGTAGTCGGTGTTTGTCCTGTGCTTGAGGCCGTAATCGAATTTCAAGCGTTCGATCACGTCGCTACGCAGTTGCTCTTTCATGGTTACTTCACTTTCTTAAGGCAGAGGGAGAGGGCGCCGATCAGGTGTTTCTGGGCGGCCATCACAGGACAGTTAGCGAGGATCGATCCGTGACGCAGGCCTTCGGGGATAAAGCGGTATTGATCTGCATACCAAAGGTCATTGAGGCTGAGACGGTACTGTTCACGCAGGTTTGCCAAGAGCGCTTCGGCCTGCGCTGGCGGCAGTTTTGCGTTGATGTTCAGGGTGTTTTCCATCGTCAAACCTCAATTTCGGGCGCAGCTCACCCAAACCCACGGATATGGGGGGATCGGGAATTTGTTGGTTGGGTGTTAAGGAGTGGTAACGCGGAAACGCCCGTTGTCCGGCGCGTTCAGAATGCGTTCATAGATCAGGCTGACGGGGACGGCCCAAACCTCACCGGTGCCTGTGTCAGTGATAACTGTATGTGTCGCCGTGCTGGTCAGTACATCCAGGCGCTGCCGATCGCTTGCGGCAGATAAATCGCTGTAGGCCAGGTGAACCATTTTTTCGGCTGTCGGAGTCAGTACGTCGAAGTCGGACACCAAATGTTGAACGGCGCGTTTGACCAATTGCTGATCGTCGCTCAAGTGTTCGCACCGGTGCCGTTCGAGGAACAGCGACGCCGCGGCTTTGAGCATGTCCTGATATTCCTGTGCTGCAGACAGATTGTTCATTGGGCTTTCCCCGCACGGTATAGAGCGATGGCTGCAAGCACTTCGGAGTGTCGTGCAGCAACATGGAGGTTGTGGGCGTCTAGGATCAGCTCGGCTTCTTCTTCGCTGATCGAACCGTCTTCAAGCGCCTTGGCGATCGCCAGGTCAACACAACCGCGCTTTGCTGCTACCTGCACCGACCGAGCGTAAAGCTCGACGTTGTCCAAGGTCTCAGGATCAGCAACCGGCACAAACAGCCCGCCATACATCGACGCGACGTAGTTGGGGAAATGGTGTGTGCCGCAATCTTGCTCCAGCATGAAAACTTGCGTGTCACTAAGGGGGCTACAGCCGGCGTTTTCGTAGGCATGGTTGTCGAACTTTTTAAGCTTCAGTCCCAAGCGTGCGGCAGCGGCCTCACGTCCTCCGGTATAGCTGCGGATGATCTCGCTCATGACTTCTTTGCGAGTGTCTAGGATCGGGCTTTTCATCTTCTACTTTTCCCTGTTGAGCGCCGCTATTACTGTTCGATCACGCCGTCTTTAATCCCTAGCAACACAGCGGCGCGATGTGCCTCCCCCCGGCGACCTTTGATCCGACCGTTCAATAGGTCGCTGACTAAATTTTTGTTCAGTCCGTGTTTGCGACTGAACTCCGCAATGCTTACTCCTTTTCGATCAAGCGCCGCCCGGGCTTGCTCGTGCGTAACGGTGGCGGGCATAGTGCTCCCCTTGTTTGTTTCTGTTTGTTTGCGTTTGTCTGTGGTGATTCTTGGTCAAAAAAATGATCAAGTCAATGGTGGTGAATAAAAAAATGCTCATAGCGGATCGAGTGGGTGAACGCCTCAGGGAAGAGCGCGAGCGCTTGGGGTTAAATCAAACTGATTTTGGTGTGCTGCTTGGCGTCAGCCGGGGCACACAAAAGAACTACGAATTGGGAGCGAACTCTCTCGATCTCCGATACGTCACGGCTCTTGAAGAACGTGGCGTTGATGCTGCTTATGTGCTGACCGGCCGGCGATCCACTCCTCTGGGTCAACTTTTTAGCGCAGCAGAAGAAGAGTTGATAAACCAGTTCAGAACCATCTCGGATGAGGATCAAAAAGCGATCCGTCGTTTCCTTGAGGCCATGGCTGACGACGCCGCCAGGCGTCGGTCTTAATTCACGAAAAGCCATACATCATTGGGAAAGCTCCCATTCCAATGATTTTTGCCACGCCCCATAAAGTCCGTTCAGCAATGCACTTTATGGAGTAGTTAGCATGTTGGATCGCAAGAAGAACGATCAAATCAACCTCGAGCACGTCGGGTCGGAAACTACCGTACTCACGGACATCGAGCGTCGACTGATCGATCTGTATCGTCGGCTGAGTCGCGTTGAACAGCAGCAGGTTCGTCGCGTGGCTGAGATACTGGCAATCAACCCAAAGGAGAAAGTAGGGGGCTGAACGTCATTCTTTGAATGATCCCGATCGCCGACGCTGTAGCGTTGGCGGTTTGTACCTACGCCACCGCCTGCGACCCCAACTGCTCGAACAGCTCCCGCTGCTTCGCCCTGGGCAACTCGCGAAACCGATCGATCAACATGCGTTCGAAGGTCTGCGAAGACGGGCTGAGCGTATGTGAGAACGTCAGGTTCGACACCCATGTATGCCCGCACCTGGCGTCCAGGCATTGGCAATACAGCTTCACGAACTCCGTTGTTACCTCTTCCCGTGAAGCAATTCGGCCCTTGTGGCCGCACTTGCATACAACTCTCATTGTGTCCCTCCCCAGGGGCAGCTGATCGCCAGCATATTGCCATATTTTGTAGTTGTATTTGCTCCATTGACTGTTTCATGTAGAGACTTCCACTGCCTCTGGTGCAGGTTTCCAGCTAAAGCGCCTGTCTTCGCGTAGCCGGTCATTCAACTGATCAAACAGCTGGCAGATCGGGCGGATCTCGTTGCTCGTGTATACGCGATCGATCTTTTCGATGTCGCCGAATCCACCGGTGTTTTCCGGGATGATGCCTGCCAGCGCCGGGTTCATCCGCCAGGCCGCGATGACATCGTTTCGAGTGATGTTCTTCACTTTCTCCAGCTCGTCTTTCGCCTGGAAGTCGCCCACCGGGATGATCTGGATGGCGTTTTCCTTACCGTTGGGGATGTTGACGAACATCGATCGGAAGTTGCCCACACCCTTGCTCGCGCTGATTTGGGCGCGCAGCTCGTCTTCGTCCTCTTCGGTCAGGTCGGGGTCGTTGGTGTAGAAGATGTAGCCGGCGTGCGCACCGTTGCTGTAGTAGCGCCGGCGGAAGAGGGTAGCGGCCTCATTCAGCAGCAACGCCTGCAGACCTCCCAAGTAATCTGGAATACCGTAAATGTTCTGTTCCACGTCGTAGTCCAGGACGTGGGAGATCTCGTGCGCCTCGAACTCCATTTCCTTGTTGTCGGGCAGCAGCATCACGAAACCGCCGTCGACCTTCACGCGCATGTTGATCGCCGGCAGGTGCTGAAGCTCCAGCACCTGGCCGAATGCGTTGGTGTCGTTGTAGAAGTACGCTTCGCCAAACACCATGTAGTCCAGTCCGGCACGTCCCATCGTCTCCGTGCTGCAGCCAGCCGAAGCTATGAACTCACGCAACAGCAGGTTGCGCTTGAACTTCGGAATGGCGCCGTGGTGAGCGTTGGCGCGCAACAGCTTCGCCAGGCCGGCCCGTGATACCGGCGGCTTGTAGATCTTGCCGTCGTCGCTGGGGAACACGCCCACGTATTCGCCGATGTTGCCGGACAGCACCTGCTCCGGTTCCCCGAATGTAAACGAACGCATTGGCTGCTGCTGTGGTTGGGCTACGTGGTGCTTTCTGCGTTTGCGGTTGGCCATGGCTGCTCTGGTTACTCGTGACGTAGCGGCTACGACGCCGCTTGTTGGTGTTCAAAGGTTCGTTGGACAGGGCGTGCATCACCGCCCAGGCAATGTCGGCGTGACCAGTGGCTTCGGTACGGGATGCGCTGTAGGTGATCTGACCGCTGTTGGTGGCGCCGCGCTTGATCGTCAGGAATGCCTGGGCGATATCCGTCCATCCGGCGTCCCACTCGATGCGGCTGCCTTGAATCGTGTCCTGGGCTTTCAGTACCAGGGCGTTTTTCGCTTCCAGGCTGTAGTGAATCGGTGTCGCCTTGGCGTAGAAGTCGCGCACCAGGTCGAACACGCCGTACCCCACGCCGGTGACATCGATGCCGATGTGCTGCACGTTGAAGCGCTCGGTCAGCTTCTTGACCTGCGCGGCCTGGTAGGTAAACGAATGGCCTCGCCAGCTGTGCTTTTCCAGAATCCGGAACTTCGCCCCAGGTTCGAGCGGCGGCGCGATGACCACACAGGTGGCGTCGTCGCGGGTGCGGCTCGGGTCGTACCCCAGCCAGACCGGACTGTTGCCGAACGGACGATCCAGCTCCGGGTTGTAGTCCTCCCACAACGACAGATCCGAATAACAGCGCTCCAGATCCTTGAGGCTGAACGCGCTTTGGGTGCTGTCGATGAACTTGCAGTAGAACAGCTGCTGGAATTTGTCTTCGTCGTACTCCAACTGCAGCTGCTCCAGGTCGAACAGATCGCAGCCGCCGGCAATCGCATCGTCCAGGGTGATCGTCTTGCGCCACTGGCCGTCGGGGCAAAGCGCGCCCTGTGTGTAGGCCGCTTCGCTCGGCCACACGCCGCCGGCCTTCTTGCCACGCTTGCTGTTGCGGAACTCTTCGCCCGACCAGAACGGATACGCCTGGTGCGACACAGCGCTGGGCGTCGAGAAATAGGTCTTGCGCCACTTCTTGTGGGTGCCCATGGCGCTGGCCACGGTGCTAAGTTTTTCGAAGTCGCGGATCCAGAAATATTCGTCCACGTAGACGTGGCCGTGGTAGCCCTGCGCAGTGCTGCTGTTGGTGCTGAGAAAACGCAGTTCGGCGCCGTTGCTCAAGGTAATCGGGTTGCCGGTCAGCTCGATGCCGAACCACTGCTGGGCGAACTGGATGATGTAACTGCGGAAGATCTCCGACTGCGATCGGCTGGCCGACAGGAACACCTGGTTGTCGCCGCTCAACACGGCATCCATGAACGCTTCGCCAGCGAAGTAGTAGGTCAGGCCTACCTGACGGCTTTTGAGGATGTTCCGGACGCGGCGGGTCAGCGGGTTCTGTTTCGCCTCGAACAGCTCTTTCTGGTAGCCGTACATTTTTGAGATGAACTTATCCAGGAAGTCCACTTCGGTCAGGCCGCTGATGTCGTTCTTTGTCTTCTTTTCGCGTTTCTTGCCGCCACCCTCGCCCCGCTCACGACGTTGACCTGGCTGACGTTCGCGAGGCTCATCCGGACGATCTGTTGTCGCCGCCGGCGCAGGCTTGGCCGCGAGCTTTTTCAGTCGCTCCAGCAGGCTGGTCAGCCGCTCCAGCTCGTCCAGTTCGGCTTTCGTCAGCGGCTCGACCTTCTCCAGAATCAGGGTGATTCGTCGGTTGACGGCGCTCAACGGTTCTTCGTCCGTCAGCATCTCGTCCCAGCCGCCTTGGCGGATCCAGTAGTAGACGATGCGGATGTTGGGCAGCTTCAAATGCGCCTGGATTTCCTTCACCGAACAGCGGCGCAGGTAGAGGCGTTTTGCGGCTTCTTTGACTTCGGTCGGGTAGTTCATGGGCCGCAGTCTATGCGGCGAAAACGCCGGAAACGCGGGGTTAAATCCCATCATTCGCCTATATCCGGAAAATAGGAGAACGCCGAAAACCAACCGTTTGTTTGGGGCAAAACGGCTCCCTATCGTGGCGGCTCATTCAACGATTGAGCGCAGTCACTCACATGCCCCGTTCCCTTGTCTCCTACTGGAAACGTGTTGCCACCAGCGGCCCGACCGTTGATGGCCGCGAGATCCTGCCCCAGGAACTGCGCGACATCGCCGAGACGTACACACCTGCCAAGTACACCGCGGTGATCTGGTGCGACCACGAACGCTGGCCAGGCTCGCACGGCACCGTATTCGCTGTGCGTTTGGTGGAAGAGGGCGAGGATCTGGAGCCTGGTCAAATCGCGCTGGAAGCGCAGCTGAAGCCGAACGACCGCCTTCTGTATCTCAACGACCAAGGCCAGAAGCTGTTCAGCAGCATCGAGATCACCCCGAATTTCGCCGGCAGCGGCAAGGCCTATCTGACCGGCCTGGCGGTGACTGATTCGCCGGCGAGTCTCGGCACGCAAGAGCTGTATTTCTCCAATCGAACCAGCCGCGCCGCGTACTACGCCGCCTCGCAAGAACTCGGCCCCCTGCGCGAAACCGAGCCGCAGGGCGAGATCGGGCGCCTTGCCGCCATGTTCACCCGCCTGTTCAAGCGTTTCGGCATTGAAGACACGCCCACCGAAACCACCCCGCAAACCCCAACCGAGAGCAAACCCCCAATGGATGAAGCTACCGCAACGGCCTTGAAAGCCCTGCTGGCCCAGCTGCTGGTCGTCGCTGCCGGCATTCAGGCCGTGATCGAGCCTGCAGCTGAAGACGCACCGGAACCCGATCAAGCCCCGATCGATGACGTCAGCACGGCTGTCGACGAGATCGTCACCACTGCCGAGGAACAGCGCGAATTCAAGCGCAATGGCGGCGGCAACAAGGCAGTGCTTGCAGCGCTGACCAGCCTGCAGAAGCAGTTCACCGCGTTGCAGAACACCTCCACCGGACGTCAGTTGCCGCGCAATTCCGGCCCGACTGACAAGTCCAAAGCGCGGGTGCTCTGACCATGGCTCGTTCCCTGAGCGCCTACGGCGCCAAGATGTACGCCGAAATGCAGCTGGCGATCGCCGAGACCTACGGTGTCGAGCTGGCCAGCAAGATGTTTTCCGTTGAGCCGTCGATTGCCCAGGAGCTGAACGACGCCATTACCGCCAAAGCGGACTTCCTGCAGCGCATCAACGTCATTCCGGTGACCGAGATCAAGGGCGAGAAGGTGTTTATTGGCGTGTCCGGCCCGGTGACTGGCCGCACCAACACCAAGACCACCGATCGCGTAGCGAAAGATGCTTCGGCACTGGAAAACAGCACCTACGAGCTTTCCTCGACCGAATCGGACGTGGGCCTGCCCTACGCGAAAATCGATGCCTGGGCCAAGTTCCCGGACTTCCATCAACGCTACTCGGCTGCGGTGCAGAAACAGATTGCCCTGGATCGCATCATGGTCGGTTTCCACGGTGTGAAGGCGGCTGCGCAGACCGACATCGAAGCCTATCCGATGCTGCAGGACGTGAACAAAGGCTGGCTGCAGCAACTGCGCGAGCAGGCGCCGCAACAGGTTCTCAAGGAAGGCAATACACCTGGCAAGGTCACCATGGGGCCGGGTGGTGATTACGAGAACCTGGACGCCCTGGTGCATGACACCAAGCAAATGGTGGACGAGCGTCTGCGCGACAGCGGCGACCTGGTGGCGATCATCGGCACCGACCTGCTGGCCGCTGACAAGGCCAAGCTGTATGCCAAGCAGGGCGACACCCCGACCGAGAAAGAGCGCATCGAGGACGCCCAGGTGATCGCCACCTACGGCGGTCTGCCGAGCTTTAGCGTTCCATTCTTCCCGGTCAACGGTGTGCTGGTCACCAGTTGGGACAACCTGTCGATTTACTTCCAGGACTCCAGCTGGCGCAAGCAAACCGTGGACAACCCGAAACGTTCCCGCGTCGAGGATTACAACAGCCGCAACGAGGGCTACGTGATCGAGCAGCTGGAAAAGATCGCGCTGACCGAAAACGTGGAGCTGGTGAAGTGAGCCTGGCCCTTGCCCACAAGCGCCGCATTTTGGCTCAGGGAACTGCTGCAGTGATCGCTGCTGCAGCGGCACCGCTGGCGTATTCGCCGGCGGAAGCCCTGAGCAGCCCAGCCAACGCGAAAAAACACCTGCTGCTGATGCAAGCCTCGCTGGATGAAGACCTAAAGCGCTTGAGCGATTTAAAGAACTTGGCGAGCAAACAAACGCTTAAGCGAACTGAGTTGCTGCCCAAGTATCAGGACTTCATCCAGCGCTACATGGATTCGGGCCTGGTGATGCAGAACCCCGTCCTGGTGCAGGTGATGGTCTGGCTGTTCGACACCGAGCAGTTTGAAGACGGTCTGGAACTGGCGGACTTCGCGATCGAGCAGGGCCAGGAAATGCCGGAGCGCTTCAAGCGCAACGTGCAGACGTTCGTAGCGGACGCGGTGATCGAATGGGCTTTCCGTGAATACAACGCCCAGCGCAGCCCGGAACCGTACCTTTCCGACCTGCTGCCGCGTGTCGACGGCGAATGGGATCTGCCCGAACAGATCCCGAGCAAGTACCACAAGTTGATCGGCATGCGCGCCATGGAAGCCGAGCAGTGGGAAACAGCGCTCAAGCACCTGGAGCGTTCTACCGAGTTGCACGCCAAGGCCGGCAACGAGACACGCATTGCGAAGTGCCGTAAGGCGATCGCCAAACAAACACCCGCCGTCACCGGCGCCCAATAACCGACTACCCCCCCAGCGGGGAACTGTGGACGTGTGTCTGCCATTTATGGACAGCCCCACGAAAAACAGTCTCCCCGCCCTAATTCGAGCGGTCAGCAATGAGCTTTTCCGGGAAACCCACCACTGTTGTGGAACAGGCGATCGAGAACGACGGCTTTTGGCCGAACCTCTCCGTGGCCGAGTTCCAGAAGGGTTATCGCCTTCCGGCGGAGTTCCTGGGCGACCTGCTGACCGACGCCTTGTTTATCGCGATGGCCGAGGTCAATACCGACCTGGCCAAGCTAAAAACCAGCTGGCTTGCAGCAGGCATCGTCGCCGTGGAAACAGCCGATCCGATGCTGCTGCCTGAGCGTGCATTCAAAGCCAAGCTGTACAAGCGCGCCGTGTATTGCCGCGCCAAGGCCAGCGCCCTGCAGCAGTTCGCGACCGTGACCCGCCGCGAGAGCGCCGAGAACACCGGCAAGGAAGCGCCGGAGCGTGAAGACACGTTTCTGGCATTCAGTCAGCAGGCTGTGCGCGCCCTGCAGGGCCGTGGCCGCATCACGGCGAAGTTGCTATGACCAAGCTGCAGGCGTTGACCGCCTACCTACTGGAACGCCGCCTGGTCGAGCCTGAACAGCTCGACAGCTGGACGGAGCAGGTCAAGCTGTCGCTGATCTGGAAACCCGACGTCGACGGCATGCACTTTGCCGACATGCACTATCGCGCCGTGATTGTCCTGGAGCGTTTCGCCGCCAATCCGGCCCGCATGATGGCCCTGGTGGGCAGTTGGCTGGAGACTCACGACGCCAACCGCGACCGCCACGAACTGCCGGCGCCGGAATTCGCTGTCGAGCCCCTGGACAGCGATCTGTTCGACGTGGAAGTCACGCTGGAATTCGTCGAGCCGCAGTATCTCTCCGAAGAACCGGACGGCGAGATCCAAGCGTTCGGCAAGACCTGGGCGTTCGTTTCATTTGATCTGTGGATCGCCGAGCGCGGCGAGGTGGCCACCAATGGCGGGTCGTAGCACGTTCGAACTCGACGTACGCGGACGCTTGGGCGTGCGCGAGCAACTGGCGTTGCTGAGCCTGCCGCCGCAGTTGCGCCGGCGTTTGCTGAACCAGGTGACCAAGCGCGTGCGGACGATGAGCCGCAAGCGTCAGCGTGCCCAGCAGAACCTGGACGGTTCGGCGTTCGCCCCGCGCCAGGGCGAGAGCAAGGGCAAAAAGAAGATGGAAGCCGGCCTGGCCAAGCTGATGGTGGTCACCCGCGTGACCGCTGATGAAGCGGAACTGGGCTGGAAAAACGCCCTGACCCGATGGGTTGCCGCCCAGCAGCACTACGGCGTCAGCGAGCGTCGCACCGCCGCGCAGATGCGCCGCTGGAACAAAACCCCGCCAGGCCTAGCTGCCACCGAGAAACAGGCCAAGCGCTTGCGTCGGTTGGGTTTCCGCGTGCGCCAGGCCGGCAAAAAGAGCCTGACCAGGCCGTCAGTGGCGTGGATTCAAGAGCATGTGAACTACGCCAAGGCCGGCCTGCTGATTCGCATCCTGGACGACCAGCGCAGCGAGTCGTCGGGCGCGCAGAGCTGGGAAATCACGCTGCCCAAACGCCAGTTTATCGGCGCCGAAACCGAACGCGACACCGACCTGCTGATTAGCCAGGTGTTGCAACAAATCCTAACTTCACCCCGCTAACGAGGCACTGCATGGCACTCGGTCAAGTCACCGTCGACAATCTCAACCTGGGCCAGGGGCCTGTGAGCGAGATTGAGCGTTACTTTCTTTTCATCGGCCCCGCCGGCAAAAACGTCGGCCAGATCCTGCCGCTGAACACGGACAGCGATCTGGACGCTGAACTGGGCGTTCCGGCCAGCGACCTGAAAACCCAAATCACCGCTGCCCGTCTCAACGGTGGCCAGCGCTGGGCATGTGTTGCGGCTCCGATCGGCGCCGAGGGCAAATGGGACGAGGCGTTGGAAAATGCCCAGCAGCAGGGCTATTCCGTGGAAGCCGTGGTGATTACCAAGCCGGTAACCTCTGCTGCCGAACTTTCTGCCATGCATGACGCGGCGATCGCGCTGAACAACACCTACGGACGCCGCGTGTTCGTCATGGCGTCCGCGCCTGGCGTCACCGCCGAACAGACCTGGGCGCAGTACGTCAGCGAGCGCAAAGCGCTGTTGGCCAACCTCGCCGCGCCGCGTGTGTTGGTCGTACCGCAGCTGCACGGCAATGACCTGGGCGTGCTGGCCGGTCGCCTGGCCAATGCTTCCGTGAGCATCGCTGACAGCCCGATGCGGGTGGCCACCGGTGCCGTGCTGGGCCTCGGCCCTGTTCCGGTCGATGGTGAAAAAGTCCCGCTGACCTCGGCTGTGCGCAGCGAGCTGGATCGGGCGCGCTACTCGGTTTCGCAGACCTATCCAGACTACCCGGGCGTGTACTGGGGCGACGGCAACATGCTGGACACCGCCGGCAGTGACTTTCAGGTCGTGGAGTACCTGCGCATCACCGACAAGGCTGCTCGGCAGATCCGCCCGCTGCTGATTCGCCGCGTGGCCGATCGCCGACTGAACAACACCCCCAACAGCATGGCGGTCAACACCAACCAGTTGATGGCACCGCTGCGCGCCATGGCCAAGTCCATTACGTTCGCCGGCCAGGTGTTCCCCGGCGACATCGAGCCGCCAAAGGACGGCGACCTGGTGCTGACCTGGCTGACGAAAACCAAGGTCGCGGCCTACATCAAGCTCAAACCCCACAACTGCCCGAAAGACCTCACGGCGAACATTGCCCTGGATCTTTCCACTGACCAAACGGAGTAACCCCCCATGGCGAAGATTGGCGGCAAGAACTTTGACGTGAGCCTGGGCGATATCGCGCTGCACGTCGAAAGCTGCACTTTGGATATCACCGACAACTCGGCAGTGGCCCAAACCCGGGGAGTGCCAGACGGCACTGTGGACGGCGACGTGGCCGCTGCCGGCGAATTCGAGCTGGATACCACCAACTTCAATCTGCTGATCGACGCGGCGCGCTCGGCGGGCAGCTTCCGAGGCCTCAAACCGTTCGATGCGGTGTTCTTCGCCAAGGCCGGCGAAGACGAGGAACTGCGGGTGGAAGCCTTCGGCTGCAAGGTGAAGCTGTCCAGCCTGCTGGCGATCGATCCGAAGGGCGGCGAGAAGAGCAAACACAAGGTTCCGTTCGACGTGACCAGCCCGGATTTCATCCACATCAACGGCGTGCCGTACTTGGCTGCGACCGAGATCGAGGGGCTGCGCTGATGGTGGACTGGTTCGACCGCGCCCAGGAGCTGGAGCAACGCCAACGTGACCAGGCGATCAAGGCCCAGCTGAGCAAGGCTGTGCCGGTCGGGCCGAGCCTGACCCATTGCCAGGACTGCGACAAACCAATCCCGCCGGCGCGCCAGGCGCACGGCGGCATAACCCGGTGCGTCCCGTGCCAGACGGACGTCGAGAAGAGTAAACGCCGATGACCACTGACGCCTTGCGCCTCGGAGCGCTGGAACAGAAATTCGCTGTCTTCGAACACCGGCTGGGCGAGCTGGAAGACCGCCACGAAACCGTCCCGACCCGTGTCACGAAGCTGGAGCAGGGTTTCGAACACATGGCGGGCCAGCTTTCGGAACTCAACGCCGGCCAGCAGACGCTGACCGTTGCGGTGAATGACATCGGCGCCAAAGTTGGCCGCTTGCTGACCATCCTGACGCTGGTTGGCGCCGTGCTGCAGATGGTCGTGCCGGCACTGCTGCGCGTGTGGTTCCCATGAGCCTGCGCGGGCGGATAGCCGCCGGTTTGATCGCGCTGGCCAGCACGCCGCTAGTGATCTTCCTGGGCACCTGGGAAGGCAACGGCCAGAACACCGTTTACGCGGACAAGCTCGCCGGCGGACTGCCCACGGTTTGCAAAGGCATCACCCGGTTTACCAGCCCGTACCCGGTCGTCGTCGGCGACTACTGGTCGCCCGCCAAGTGCGCCGAGGTGGAGCAGTTGGTGATCCGCAAAACGCAGCTGCAGCTGGCCGAGTGCATCACGAACCCGAACGTGGGACAGAACACGTTCGACGCACTCACCAGTCATGGCCACAACTTCGGCGTGACCAGCACCTGCGCCAGTCGAGCGGTCGCGCTTATCAACGCCGGTCGCATCGCCGAGGGCTGCAAAGCCCTGGCATGGGCACCGGACGGGAAGACGCCGGTATGGGCCTTTGTGACGGATGCCAAGGGTCAGAAGCGCTTTGTGCCGGGCCTGCACAACCGCCGGCTGGCCGAGTACCGGCTGTGTGCGGAGCGCTTGTGATGCTGCGCGAAGCCTTGTTCCTGGTTGTCCTGTGCCTGGTTGCCTGGATCGGTTTTGACGTACTTGAAGGCCAGCGCGACGAAGCCAGACGCGAGCGCGACAGCGCGAAATGGGAGGCCAGCGGCCTGCGCGAAGCAGCACGCATCAGCGGCGAAATGCTCGCCGAACGGGACGCGATCGACCAACGAAACACCAAGGAATTGACCGATGCACGCAATGAAAACGAACGCCTGCGCCGCGCTGTTGGCGATGGCTCTGGCCGGCTGTACGTCAGCGCCACCTGTCCCGCCTCCAGATCTGTGTCCGCCACCGCCGGCACCGCCCGCGTGGCTGATGGAGGACGCGCCGAACTCGCTGCAGACGCTCGACCGGATTATTTCACCCTCCGAGATCAACTCGCCAAAAGCCGGCAAATGATCGTCGGACTGCAGCAATACGCCCTTGGCGTTTGCCGGCGATCGCCGGCGCCCCAGGGCACCACTTTTCCCAACCTCAAAAAGAGCGATACCCCATGAGCCAGCAAAACACCGAAATCACCCTGGAAGTCGGCGAACAGGAATTCACTTTCAACCTGTCCCCGGCGGACGTGACCAAGTACTTCAACGCCCTGACCCAAACCAACAAGGTCGCCCCGGGCAACAACCTGTTGATGACCACCGTCAAGCAAGAGGAAAAGGCCACGCTGAAACCGCTGCTGGCCAACCCGGTGATGGTGATGCAGTTGGCCGGCTCGTTGCTGGAGGAATACGCGCCCAACGTTGAGGTGATCGTAAAAAAGCGCTCGAGCACGCTGAGCGCCTGAGCGAAAACGGCCTGGGCCAACTGATGGCCCTGACGAACCGCTGGCTACCTGGTGTCGAACCCACGCCCGAGGCGATGGGGACGGCCAAGTGGCTGGAGGACGAACACTGGAGACGCATGGAATTTGCCGTGGCTAGCGGCATCGCCCTTGCGCTGAACGGGTAACGACATTGGCAGACCGTAGCGCCAGCCTGGCTTTCATTCTCAGCTTGCAGGACAAGGTCACCGCGCCCCTGGGCAAGGTGAAAATGGGTTTTGCCGAGCTTTCCGATCAAAGCGAAAAGCACATCAAGACGATCGGCCTGGGCTTGGGCGGTCTGACGGCGGGCGTGGTCGCCATTCGCGAATCCATGGAACCGGCGCTGGAGGTCAATCGTGCCCTGGGCGATGTCCGATCGCTGGGCGTAGCCGAGGACGCGCTGTCGGCGCTCAACGCCAAATCACTGGAGTTCGCGGTGAACTACGGCGAGAACGCCAAGGAATTTGTGGCATCGGCGTACCTGATCGAGGGCGCCATTAAGGGCCTTGCCGGCAACCAGCTGGCGACCTTCACCAACACCAGCAACCTGCTGGCCAAGGCCACCAAGACCGACGCCGAAACCATGGGGGAATACGTCGGCACGCTCTACAACCTGCAGAAGTCCCAAGCCGATGCGATGGGGAAGGGCGCGTGGGTCGAAAAACTTGGCGGCCAGACGGCGCTGGCGGTGCAGCTGTTCCGCACCAGCGGCGCGGCTATGAAAGACGCCTTCAAGGAAGCCGGGGCGATCGCCACGACTTCCGGCGTCGACCTGGCTGAACAGATGGCGGTGATCGGCACGCTGAGCAGCACTATGGAGGGCGGCGACGCCGGCGGACGCTATAAAGCGTTTTTCGAGAACATCGGCGCCGCCTCCGAAAAGCTCGGCATGAAGTTCACCGACCAGCAGGGCAAGTTGCTGCCGATGATGACCATCCTGGACAAGCTCCAGGGCAAGTTCGGCGACCTCACCAGCGCGTCGGCGGGTGCCAAGCTGATGGAGGCCTTCGGCGGCGAAGGCGCCCAGGTGATCGGCGCGCTGGCCAAGGATACCGATCGGCTGCGCAACGGCATCGAGCAGCTGGGCAAGGTGCGCGGGTTGGAGAACGCCGAGCAGATGGCCCGGGCGATGGTTGACCCGTGGCAACAGTGGGCGTCTCTGGTCGAAGTCATGCGAGTGGTGTTCGGTCAGGTGTTGATCCCGGTGCTGTCGCCGTTCATGGCCAAGATGGTGGACATCGGCAAAACGCTGGTGCGCTGGTCGCAGCTGTTCCCGAACATCACCCGGGTGATCGGCATCACCGCGCTGACGATCATGGGCATCGTCGCCGCGATGTCGGCGCTGACCATGGTGGTGGGCATTGCCCGCATGACCTGGCTGGGGATGCTGACCGTGTGGAAAGTCTTCCAACTGATGGGGCTGCGCACCGTCGCGGTGTTCATCCTGCAGAAGCTGGCCATCCTCACTTACGTCGCCGTGATCTACACGCTGAGCGCCGGCCTGGCGCTGATTCGCGGCGCCATGATGCTGTGGCAGGGCGCGATCTGGCTGGTCAACGCGGCTCTGTTGGCCAACCCGGTAGTGTGGATCGTGGTCGGGATCGTCGCCCTGGTGGCGGTCATTGTGGCGGCGGTCTACTTCTGGAAGGAGTGGACGAGCGCCCTGATGAACACGGCCGCGTTCCAGTTCGTCGCCGACAAGCTCCAGCAGCTGTCCGACTGGTTTAACTCCATGGGCGGCTGGTCGGGCATGGCCAAGGCCGCGTGGGACAGCATCGTCGGCATTTTCACGAAGGCCGTTAACGGCGTGATCGAGCTGCTGAACAGCATCCCGGGCGTGAACATCGAAGCGCGTTTTGGCGGCATGCCCGAAGTGCCAGGCGTCGATGCCGCGACCAACGCCGCCGACACCGCCAACGCCGCGCAGAAAGCCCAGCAGACCATCAATGCGGCCATTCCAAGCCTGTCGCCGGCGCGTCCGTCTGCCGTGCCGCCGGGTGGCCTGCTGACCAGCATTCAGAACAACAACAGCAGCCAGAGCAAGGGCACCTATGTGGAGAACGTGACCATCAACACCGGTAAGCCGATGACCCCGCTGGAGATGGAAAACATGGTCGCCATGGCGGTAGGCGGATGAGCGAGTACGTGGATCTGCTCATCGTCGACAACGACATGGCGCTGGATCTGTCGCACCAGCCGCTGCTGGTCGACGACCGTGCCTGTATCGCCCAGGACATCGCCCACATGATCCGCGACAGCGGGCTGTTGGTGACGCTGGTGGCCGAGCGTGATCGCCTGCGTCAGCGCGACTGCATCCAGCAGATGGAACTGCTGGTTGAAGAAGATGTGCGCCTGGTGCCGGGAACGGCGCGCATCACTCAGCAGGCGCCAGGTGTGTACCTGGTAACCGCCAAAACCATCAAATTCGGATCGATCGAGGTAAGTCTGTGAGCGTCGATTTTAAAAAGGTGATCGCCGATGCCGGCATCCCGACCACTGAGGCGGCGTTGAAGGCTGAGTGGGAAAAGGAAGTTGAAGCCCAGGGCGCGAAAGTGACCAACACCAGCAGTTATTCGCCGTTCTGGCGGGTGATGACCGCGCTGGTGACCAAGCCGGTTTTGTGGCTGCTGGATTTCCTGTGCATGACCGTGCTGCCCAACTTCTTCGTGAAAACGGCGGTCGACGCCTGGCTGGACACGCTGGCATGGGCGGTCAACGTAGAGCGCAAGGGCGCCACCAAGGCAAAGGGCAAATTGCTGTTCACCCGGGCCATTCCGGACGGCGTGCTGGAGTTGGAAAAGGGGATCGTGGTGCAGTCTGCCGCGATCAATGGCAATGTCTACAAACTGGTTACCACTGCGCCGGCGACGTTCCAGCAGGGCCAGCTGCAGCTGGACGTTCCCGTGGAGGCTGTCGAGGCCGGTAGTGGCTTCAACCTGGCGCCAGGGTACTACGCGATCCTGCCGGTGCCGATTCCCGGCATTGTCCAGGTGGTGAACAAAGACGGTTGGCTGGAATCCCCAGGTGCAGATCCGGAACCCAACGACCAGTTGCGCCTGCGCGTGCGTAACCAGTTCTCGGCGGTCAACCAGTGGCACACCGACGCGGTGTATCGCGCCATGATTTCCGCCTTCCCGGGCGTGCGGCCGGATGGTGTGTATTTCGAACACGGCGCGCCCCGTGGCCCGGGCAGTGCCAATGCCTACATCCTGTTCGATGCGGGTGTACCGGCGGACGCCTACCTGCAGCAAATCAACGCGCACATTCGCGACCAAGGCAACCACGGCCACGGCGACGATCTGCTGGCCATGGTCATGCCCGAAGTCTCGGTGACCGTGACGCTGTGGCTGTGGCCCAAGCCCAACTTGAGCGCCGAGCAGATCGCCGCCCTGGTGAAAGAGGTGGAACTGTTCGTGCGGGCTGCTTTTCGCGAAAGCACCGCGACGGATTACCAGCCGACGCTGACCTATCCGCAATCGCGTTTCAGCTACAGCCGGCTCAGTGAAGAGATTCACCAGCAGTTCGAGGGCATCGCGTCCCTGCGGTTTCTACCCGGTCAGGACATCATCAGCGGGCTGAACATTCCGCGCCTGGGCCAGTTGCAGGTGACGGCGCAATGACCAAGCTCAAGTTGCCTTTCTGGCTCGGCGGCACCGAGCTGTCGAAGTTATTGGCCGCTGCACAGTCCTGGTGGGAAACCGTCACCAGCTGGTTGCGCTGGCCTTACCAGCAGATCGATCCCGACACCTGCCACCTGGCCATTCTGGAACTGTGGGCCTGGCAGCGTGACGTGACGCGCTTCACCGGTGAACCGGAAGCCCTGTTCCGCCTGCGCGTGAAATTTGCCTTCGTGAACTCCGTGGACGCCGGCAGCACTGCCGGCATGAAGCGCATTTTCGAGCGCCTGGGCGTCGGCTACGTCGAGATCGAGGAACGCCAGCCCGGGCGTGACTGGGACGTGGTGCTGCTCAAGTTCAGCAACGCGCAGCTGTCCCTCAATCCGGAGTTGTTGCGTGTGCTGATCCAGCAGTACGGCCGCACCTGCCGGCGCTATGACTTCGTGACCATTACCCCCGTGGGCCTGCAAATCGGCCTGATCGACTTCAACGACGACCAGCAGACGCTGGTCGCCAGCCTGTAGGAGCGCACCGTGAGCGCCAGTATCACTTTGGCCGGCGAAAGCCAGATCGCCCTGAAACAAAGCCAGAAAAAGCCCCTGGTTGTGACGAAATTCATCTTCGCCAACGTGCCCGGGCTTGATCCCGAAACGCCGGTGGATCGCGCCGCTGGCAAGCCGCCGGCGGGCCAGATTGTCCAGGTCTACGACATCCCCGAGGAAAACCGGGGATTTGTGAATCCGAACCAAGTTGTCTACAGCGCCCAGCTCGGTTCCGACATCGGCGACTGGGACTTCAACTGGGTCGGCCTCGAGGACGCGGACGGCCTGCTGTTTGCCGTCTCCTACGTCCCGCTGCAGCAGAAGCGCAAGAACATCCCGCCGCTGCAGATCGGCAACAACGTCACGCGCAACTTTCTGGTGGCGTTCGACGGCGCCCAGGCGCTGACCGGCGTCATGATCGATGCCAGCACCTGGCAGCATGACTTCACCGTGCGTTTAGCGGGTATTGATGAGCGTGAGCGACTGAGCAACCGCAACCTGTATGGCCGGGCGTTCTTTTTCAGCAACTCGTTGATCTTCGAGAAAGTGGAATCCGGCTACCAGATCAACGGCGGTACCGCCTATGTCGAAGGCATCCGCGTGGCGATCGCCAAATCCGAAGCGGTCACCGGTGTTATTCCGGTAGGCAAAGTTTGGCTTGACGTATGTCTGGAGCGTCGCTTGAACGATCGGGTGGCCGCTTGGAAAGTGGTGTTCGGCGATCAGACGGACTACACCGATGCCGCCGGCGTGCGTCATTACTGTGTGCCGTTGGCTGACTTCATTTCATCCAGCAACATCGTGGATTTGCGGGACGCTGAGCCGGTCGGTGGCGCATTGGTCAAATATTTCGCGTCGCGTACTGGTGATTATCCGTTGCTGCGCGCCCGTGGCACGACCAAAGAAGACGTGGATCTGGGCAACCTGCCCAACGCCAAGAGCGATGATCCGACCACCAACAGCAGCGACATCCTTGCCACCACGGCCGCGTTGAACAAGCTGCAGAAGCAGGTCGACGACTCGATGACCGGCATGGTGGCAGCGTTTGCAATGACTGCTGCCCCGCCGGGATGGCTGAAATGCAACGGTGCGGCGGTGTCGCGCACGGCCTATCCGCGGCTGTTTGGATGGTTAGGTACGCACTACGGCGCCGGCGACGGAACAACCACGTTCAACTTGCCTGATATGCGCGGCCTGTTCCCTCGCGGCTGGGACGACGGGCGCGGCCTCGACCCGGGTCGGGCGTTCGGTGTCTATCAGGACATGATGATCCACTCCCACGCCCACACCGCCTCGGCCGCAGCGGTCGGTGACCACCAGCACGGCGCATGGTCTGACGCTCAGGGTAACCACGCGCACCGGGCTTGGACTGATGCGCAAGGGGGACACGCCCACACCGCGCCCAGTTCGCCAGGTATTGGCCAGGGCGCTGGCGGCCTCAACTCTGTACAGCAATCAGGTGGCGCTCACGAAACGTCATGGGCTGGGCACCACCAGCATGCCATCGGAATGGATGTTGTTGGTCTGCACGCTCACAACATCAGTGTGGGCGCCGGCGGCTCACACACCCACGGCGTGACAGTGGCCGCCGCCGGTGGCGTTGAAACCCGGCCCAGGAACTTGGCCCTTTTCTACTGCATCAAGTATTGAGATCGAGCATGACTGAAAAACTTGTCTATCAGACGAACCACCTGGGCATCCTGGTCGGCGCTGTGAGGGCCGATGAATCGCCGCTGGAGCCTGGCGTGTACATGATCCCGGGCGGCTGTGTGGAGACACCGCCGCCGCAGATCCCCGAACATAAAGCGGCCTGGTGGAACGGCAAGGCTTGGCAGTTGGTGGACTATTTCGGCGGCGTTGTGGTGTACAACACCGCGACCGGCGAGCCTCGAATTCTGGAAGGCTTCGAACCGGTGCCGGCAGGCTTCACCATGAAAAAGCCGGGGCCGAACCAGATCTGGAAGAACGGCGAATGGGTTGACGACATCGATGCCGTGCTGACCGCACTTCGGGACAAAAAACTGCAGGCGATCGCCGCCGACTGTGTGGCGTACATCGCCGGCGGATTCAACTCCAGCGCCTTGGGCGAGGTGTACCGCTACAGCAGTGCGATCGATGACCAGGTGAACCTGAACGGTCAGGTGTTGCTGGGGATGGACGACACTTATCCATGCTACGACGCCGACCAGGTGCTGGCTTTCAGACCGCACACAATCGCCCAACTGCAGAAGGTCAGTCATGATCTGGTGCGGTTTCGGCAGGCGGCGCAGCAACAGGCCGAGACGCTGCGTCAGGCAGTAGCCGGCGCGCTGAAAGACAAAGACCTCAAGGCGATGAAAGCCATCACCTGGACACCGCCGGCATGACTTGGGCACCGGTGACGATGCGCTGGCCGGAGCAGGCCACGCAGTGGATGCGTGGGCTGTCCGCCGCCAAGGATCTGGCCACGGTTGAGTTGGTCAGCACCGCCCAGCGAGTGGCAGGCCTGGAAGGTTTGGCCAGCACCAACCCGGGGCCGGTCGGCGATGCCGCGAAAGGCGTCATTGAAGCCGGTCGGGCGGCGCTGGCTGAACAGTTGGGCCAGGTGCCGGCGTGCCTGGTAGTGACGCCATTCCAGAGCGGCATCGGCCAGGGCACGGGCTACCAGCGTTTCCTGTCGGCGCCGAACGTCCTGGAACACCTGGCCAGAAAGTTGGAAGACGCGACCGACTCCGGGCGTCCGGCGGGGCCGCAATACGCGCTGTCGATTCTGTTCCTGGGCACGCGCCTGGAACAGTTGGCCAGTGGCCTGTCCCGATTCAACGCATTACTGCCGATTCCCGACCTGGTGCGCACCGAGCGGCGCGCCCAGCACCTGATGAAACTTGAGAGCGACAAGTGGGAGATCCCCGGCGCCGGCCCACTCCCGCGCTGGCAGACCCTGCCGCTGGAGCGCTGCACGGTGGTCAAGGCTGCGAAACAGTCCATGGCCGGCCAGTTGGCCGTGCTGGAGGGCTACGCCGCCGACAGTTCGCCGCTGGGCGATCTGGCAGCGCTGGCCGCTCGCAAAGTCGCCCAGCAACAGGGCCGAGATCAACAACTGGCCGACCTGAAAAACCTACTGGCCGAGGGCAATCCGGATGTCAGCATCCGCGCACGTCTGGTCGGCCCCGGCAACTCCAGCGAGCTGCGCCAGGAGCTGCTGAGCGGCGACGCACCGGGGCATGAGTGGGTGCAGTGCGCGGGAATGCTGCTGGTCGGCACCAAGGAAGGTCTGAGTTTTGTACAGGAGCTGGTGGGCCTATGACGCTGTTACTCGACGGGCAAAAAGTCCAGGGGAAAAACCTAAAGGTCACCGGCAATCTACGCATCGAAAGCGGCGACATGTCGGGGCAGACCAGCAACACCGACAAGGCGCACAAGGGCTTCAAACCCAAGACGCTGGCCGTGTCGCTGATGATCCCCTTTGTTGATCGGGTGCAGTTGACTGACCTGATGCGCATGGCCGAAGCCACGGCGAGCGGCGGGGAGTTGCATCTGTACCGCGTCGTGAACGATACCGCCGAGGCGTTCGGTGTTCGCCAGGTGGAGTTCTCCGAAGGCGTCAGCGCCCGGGAGGCGGACAACCTGAAAGCCTGGCTGGTGCAATTCACCCTCAGCGAGCGCGAGTCGAACCCAGAAAAGGTCGAGGGTCGACGCGCCGGCAACAAGGTCGACGCCCAGGGCGCCCCGGGCAGCGCGGTGGGCGAAGGTGGGGGCGGCTCAGGTTCGAGCGACAACCCGGAACTGAGCGGCTTTGAAAAGGTGCTGGGCCGCGTGGATAAGTGGCTGGGGAGTGAGCAGGCGTGAAGCTGCACAAGGTTCTGTCGATCAATGGCGCGCCTGTTCGCCTGGTCAAGGAAGACGTTCGGCTGGACGCCACCAGTCCAGGGCGAGCGAACTTCACCGTTCAGTCTGCTGAGCCGCTAAAAGGGTTGGTGACGCTGGATATCGGCTACAACGACCGCACGCTGCAGCGCCACTTCATCGGCTACGTCGAGCGTTGCACCGCCGCCAATGCCAAAGAGCAGGTGCTGTTCTGCCGTGAGCTGGCTGCTGTGCTGGCCAACCCGTTGCCGTTGAACCTGCGTCATGTCGATCTGCGCGCTGTGCTGGCTGCCATCAGCGAGCAAACGGGCCTGCGCTTTCGCGTTCCCGATCGGCCTTACGCCGGCGTGAAGGCACCGTACTTCTACAGCCTTGCTGCCGGATACCAGGCCATGGATAGCCTGGCCCGAGTGTTCAGTATTCCCGACTTCACCTGGCACCAGCTGGGCAACGGCGAAGTGTTCGCCGGCAGCTGGGCCGACAGCTTTTTCGGCGCCCGTACGGCGCTGCAGATCCCCACGGAGCTGTTCGACGGCTACCAGGGCAACCAGAGCGCAATGGTGGCGGCCCTTCCCGGGTTGCGACCAGGTGCAACGATCAACAACGGCGAGCGCATCACCAGCGTGGCGCTCGCCAATGACCAGATGGCCATCCGATGGAAGACGCAATCCGCCGCGCTGTAGAGCGCCAATTTCCCGAGCTCACCGGTGGTTACCACCTGCCACGCTTCGCCCGCGTCATCGCCGTGGCCGATGCCCCGGCGGATGCCGGGATCTGCGACGACTTCCGTCCGCGCTACGCGGTCGACATTGAAGTCCTGGGCGCCGATGACGAGCCAGATACGGCCATCCCGACGCTTACCGGTGTCCCGCTGCCGCTGCCTACGGGGGGCGAGGACATGGGCATTTATGCCTTTCCGGAGGAAGGCACGCGTGTCGTGGTGTGCTTCGCCTACGGCCTGCCGAACAAACCCTACATTCAGTCGATTCTGCCGCACGGTCTGAGCATGCCCAAGGTGCCGAAAGGCGACCAAGTGTGGCAGCACAGCGGCACCGCACAGCAGCGCGTCGACGCGGACGGCAACTGGTTACGCCAGACCGATGGCAAGATCCGAGATCACGCGATCGAGCGAGAGGTCGAAGCCCTGGACAACCGCGAGCAGTTCCAGAGCCACACGCTGGCCGTCGATGGCCACTCGACCGAGACTGTGGGTGGTGTAAAAAAGATCGAGGCGCTGGGCGCGCTCAAATTGCTGTCGGGCGGGTCGGCGAGCCTGGCGGCGGTGGACGATCTGCACCAGGCGACTGGGCGGGATCTGAACCTGGTTGTGGGGCAGAAGCACAACGCCACGGTGGGTGGCGATATGCAGGAGCGGATTGAGGGTTTGCGTGAAAGTGTCGCCGGCATCAGCCAGCGCATGCAGTCACCTAAAAGCTGGATTGGCTCGGACGCAGTAAATTTATTCAAAGTCATTTGCGACACGCTGGATCTGCTTGAGCAAATGAACTTGCAGATTTCTACGCACACACATGGCACCACCCCTGTCCCTTCCAATGCTGCAATTTTTACGGCGCAAGCCGCTAATTCAAAGTTATTAGGTCTTCAATTGAAGCCGATAACTCTCTGAGTTGCGAGGAGCTCTTATTCTTTTAAAGTTAATTGGTCGATGTCTTTTTTTATGTTGTTTAGAAGAACCTCAAGCTCTCCTGTTAGATGCTTCATTCCATTCGCTGTTCCGCCCATTCCGAGCTGTTTAGCTTCTTGTTCCACATAAAAATTATGGTAATCGTTGAGCTTTCTAGCTCCTTCCTCGTCAACTACCACACCATCTGCGATCGCTTGACGGATTAGGTTTTGAGTGGCAAAACGCCCTGCATTGTAAACCGCCTGACAGTCTGAATTATTTAGTTTTATCATTGTGATTAAGCCTTTTGTTCTCATGTAAATTCTTACTATTTTTGCTGAGAGTACAGGATCTACATTTGCCAAACATGGTGGTGCTGAATCATAAATAGGAAATGGGTTGTCACCTATAGGAAGCATATAGATATAGGGTGAGTCTTCCGGCGTAAGGAGAAGTCCTTTTCCGTACTCATACATGTAGATGTCCCACGCCGTGGTCAGCTCGGCTCTTATTAGGCGAAGTGTGTTGTGCGTTGTTTCCGTCCCTTCATTTTTGGACTTTTGAGTTGAAAGCTCGTGCGATCTTATCGTTGCTTTACTCGTTGCTCTTGCGCCTATGTATGCGGCGGCTAAGGCAATTAAAACCTCTTTAGAAAGAACGGCTTCAACTAAAGCTGATAAGTGATTTCCTATATCTATACCCATAAAATTGGCCTCGTAAATAGGTTTTCAATATCCCGTTACGCCTAACTGTTGCATTCTAGGTCGACGAGGAACACCAAATTTCTTAGAGATCTCAACAAAGTAAGCAGCGAGGTTCAAGTCTTCTTGGTCAATGCCGCGCCAGAAAAAAGGTACGTTCTGATTTTCAAGGCTTTCGATGAAGGTGATGTGAGTAAGACATATGAATAGTCTTACGAAGTTTGACGGTTTCTTAAAGTCGTTTTTTAATAAGTGAATTATCATATGGCGATTAAAACCATCACCTTCGCCGTAGCTTGGTTTGTACAAGATATTTATAAAATACAATCTGAATGCGTTAATCACGTCAGCCTGTGGGCAGATATGAGTGAAAAAATCTATCTCTATTGGCTGGTTATAACCTTTGCCTGGATACCAACTGTATGAATCAACTCGCCGTTGTCCCCACTTAATGATTATGTCTCGAAAGTAGCGCTCGAACATTTTTCCGGTGATGTTGTTCGGGGATGTAGCGGTGCGCGAATCTTGAATATTTCTCAAGCCTGCCTCAAATACGGGAATTAATGCCATTATTGCTACATGATCCATTCCTATATAGTACGCCTCGAGCGCTTCGAAAATTATAAGTTTGTAATCTCGTAATGAATCGCTTTTGGAAAAAAACTTATTGAAGTAAGTTGATGAGATTGTTGGAGAGAGAAATTTAGTTAGCCAAAGATCGGCGGCGCCGTTGGGGTCGTCGGAAGAGTGCATGTGATTTATCTCTTTGTTTAACTCGCCTTCTCCTATAATGTGAAGTGGTACAGGTAACGCTAGTGGAAGTGCTCTTTCTTGCGCACCCGTTACTCGCCCCCATCTTTCGTTGTAATAATTTATGGGTCTCTCGGTGAGAAAAACTAATCCTGCGTCAGTGGAAACCTCAAATCCGGGCTTTCCTATATCCTTTTGAGAAACATCTACGTCTTTGTCTTCATATTTATTGAAGGCGCCGATTATTAGATCTTCGGTCAGTTTTGGATATCCACTTAGTTTTCGCAGCGTTCTTTCATATTTCATTCCGTAGTCCTTTCGGCCCGAAAAATATTCCTTTGTCCAGTGGGTCACCCTTCACGACACCACCATGATTGAGCATAGGCGCAGCCATCAATGTACTCGATTCCACTGAGAACAAATCCTGTGACTGCCATTCCTGCGAGAGTCGCATCAAGCAATGGCGGCAGTGGATCGGGGTCAAGCGGCATACCCACCTCAGCGCGGGCAACATTGGCTGCTCGGCCTAGTTCGGGGCAATTAGTAGAGTTGACCATGACGTTGGCTCGGATTGCCGGATAGCGGCGCCTCTCCTTAGCATCCAGCGCGACACCACGTAACCGCATCGGAGTGACTAGCAAGCGCATACGGCGGCCCTCTAATGTTCGGTCTTGAGGTCGTGCAGCGCTTCCACTGCGAAGGCCAGGGCGGCGTCTGCCAAATCCAGAAAATCGCATAGGTCACTCGAATCAATGATTTGCGCACGATGCAAGTGGTGGGCCTCAGACAGGAGCGCTTTGTGATGCGCGCCTGGCTTTGCCAGTAATGCCTCCCTGTCTTGCAAGAGCATTCGCCACCTGCCCAATGCACCACCATTGCCAGGGATATCACTCGCAGGAGTTTGGTTCATTCGACACCTGAATTTCAGAAAATGCTGTACATGCAACCAGTATATCCGGCGGGTGTATGTCAGTGCATCGTCGTGCGACTGGTGGTCAGTCTCTCGCCCGCGTGATCGCCGATCGTGGGGCCGGGAGCACTGGCGGGGAAAACTTGCGGCATCAAGAAAAAATCTGCTGATAAATCACTTATCCCCCTCCCGCCGACGGACTTCGTATCGCTTTTTTTTGCAAAGGCGGCAGCGTTACAAATCAACGCCTTGCCTAAGCCCCTTGCTGGAGATCTGAGACACACTGCAATTTCACGGAGTGAAAAGCTTTACAAGGAAGTGAAGCAGCGTTGCGCAGTTCCTTGGTAACGCAATGTCGGGAGGTGAACCCTGTAGGCCCTTGTTTGCTAGGGCGCGACGACTGAAAAGGCGAGTTTTATCGAGTTTTTGTTTTCTCAATCGCTCGCATTGGAAGAGTTTTGAAAATCTTTAGGAAACGTATTGAACTGGCTCCAAGACCGGCTCAGTTGGCTTTCACAGCTTTTAGTGCATTTCACAGGTGGACCATGAGTCATATGGCTGCAATCGGCTGTGGACTTAAACGATCAACGCAATGGATCGCAGCTCGCAAATACGGCAGACGTCTATAATTCATGCAGCGCAGTCGACAGCAAAGTCGGGTAGGGAGTAGGAGTTTCATTTGTAGGCTGAGGAGCTCAGCCTACAACTTGAGATGTTGTTATCAGGGGAGGGAAGAAATTCCGCCGACTACTCTTCTAGCAATAAATCGAGTTTATTGAAGTGAAGGCGCAATTGTGTGAATTCATCTTTAGAAAGATTTTTAGCATGAGCTTCAGGACGCCCAAACAGATTTATTTCTTCCAGCATTAATACAAACTTGGCTTTCTCAATATTCAAAGATTTTTCGAAAATCGCCCACTCACGCTTAATAATATTTATCAGCTCGAGCAGGAAAAGTGGAGACTTGTCTCGGTCAAGAAGTGAGTTAATGTTTTCTCCAGCTAATGCCGTCTTTCTGTTGTCCGGCAATGCAGATATCACTGTAGCAGCTGCTTTCACTGGGCCGTAAGTAATTTTCAATACGTTGCGGGAAAGAGTTCTAAGATTTTTCTCTAGCAAGTTTCGACGGATCGAAACCTCTTGTACCATTTCCTCATTTGTGAGGTTTATTTTCTCATTGCTGTGCTTTATTTTTAATAGATCGGAAATTGCTTCAAGATTGAATGCGTAACCATTGGCTCCCTTCTGGATTAGTCCATATCCAATTAGATGACGGGTTAGGCTGGCATTGTCAAAGGCAAAGTTTTCAAAGCTTTCTTGATCGCCTTGAGCAAGAAAACGAAGCATTTCATATTCGTCTGGATACCATTCGCTTAAAACTTGCAGCATCATATCCAGGTAGCCTTTAGAATGAAGCTTGAATTCTTCTTTGGCTTTGTTGTAAATGACTTTGTCGATTGTGATGGGGCGATTGACTCCGGCCATCTTATGGATGCAGCTACACATTTGGCGAATTAAAAAAGGATGGCCGCCGAAGTCATCGGTTAGCTTTGCAGCTATAAGATCATCAAATTTTAACCCCATGTAATCGCCCAGTCTAACGACCATTTGCTTAACTTGTTCTACTGAAAAAGAAGGAACGTATTGACTCGGTATAGAAGCATATATTGGGTTATCATGTCCTACGACAGAAGGGGACTCGACACAGCTGGGGTTTGTACCGACAAGCATGTAGCTGAAAACCGTCGGATTTTTTTGATAGAAACCACGGAGTGTTTGCCAGAAATACAAGAAATCCGTGCCATTACGCCAGTGATCTGAAGAGGCTGTTCCAGGAGATATGCGTTCAATTTCGTCGAAAATAAACAACATGCTTGAAGGTTTCTTAGATTCAAAGATCTTCATCATGTCAACTTCAAAACTATCAGCAGCATCTTTTTCTTCGTAGCGACCCTTTGTATCGACTTTGATCTTGGTCTGTTTTTCCTTTGCGTATAGATTGACAAGCTTTTCAAGTAGTTCATTCCATCGGCAAAGATGGATGGAAGGACTTTCACAGTCTAGGAGTAGAGCATGTTCTCCCAATGAAGAAAGTTTGCGTTCTATTGCATAAACTATGGACGTTTTACCACTTTTACGCAAGCCGAATAAGCTGGTGTGTTCACCGGACTGGTAACGATTGATTAGTTCAGTTATCAGGTTTGATCGGCCGAAGAAGTAGATATCCTTCTTGAGTGGCGATAGAAAGCCGAAAAGATCGCGTGAGTAAAAATGCTTTCTAAATTTATTCTCTAAAATCCCAATGCAGTTCTGACTTAGTAATTCTTGATAAGTTGCTGGAATAACTATTGAATGTTCCGGATCGGACTTAAGAAGGCGTTCAACTTTTTCTTCAACAACATTGGCGCGACTGATTAATAATCCACATACTGTCTCTGTGCGCATTTTTGGCAGCAGTTGAAGAACTTTGTCGAAAATATCAAAGCAACGTGGCTCAAAATAATCATAGTCGCTGAAAACGCAAATTATTTCACGTTCGATATTGAACATCTCCGACGTTCTTTGGCTGGGCTTCATCAAAAAGTAGGAGTATCGCGATTGGGCTATACGGATTTCTTGCCCGGAATTAGTTAAGTACCAATCCTCGGATAACTTCAGAAGAATCTTTTTTTGGTCTTCTGAGAAATTTCCCATTAGAAATTGTTTGTGGATGCCAGGGTTCGTTATTGACTTGTCAAGCATTACGCATAATCCTTCAATAAAAAAATCCAATGTGCCTGGAAGCTATTTTAATCAGGTGTAATGTATTTTTGCCATCACTGCCGGATGCTTTTTTCTAAGGTGGCGATTATTTTCAATAGGCACCCCACGCTGCGGCCCGGCATGAGGGGCTTTGCTTTTCTTGGTGCCTTGAACCACCCACCAGCAGGGTTGATCCAACATATCCTTGCTATCTGGTCTGACGGCCGCATGACTCAACCACGGAAACGAAAGCGACAATGAACGATGTAAGGGCGGGGCGGAACCTGCCGCCGACGTTTAAAATCGAAAACCTAAATCTCTTGGAGAGCGTCGGCCAAGTTTCCAGCACCGACGAACTGTGGTGTGCCAGCGATCCCGCTGCCAAGTTTATCTCAGAGCTGGAAACGGCCGACGCGTCGTACGCGGCGAGTCTCAAAATCTGTATGACGCCGTTGATGAGGCCGAGTAGGCACGCTGGCAAAAGAAGCCGCAGTGATCATTGTCTGCGGGTCACTAGCTAGTCCTTTTCAAGATTTCTTAATCGTGCCAAGCCCTGATTGATAAATCCTGCATTCTCCCCAATTCGCTCAAGAGCCACGCGGGCATTTTCTCCCACGGCCCCATATCCCTGTTGCTCGATTAACAGCACCAACTCCATTAATGCGGCTTCAAGCCCCAGTTGGTTTTCATACATTTTTTCGAGGACGACCGTAAGGGAATATTCGCTGGCCATGTATTCGACTCCATTCGGAAAGCAGAAAGCATAGCAGGGCACCGGTGCTGGCCAATTTCAGTTCGAGGCTGGGAAAAAGGTAATTTTGGTAAGACGGTGCGAAAAACTGGCTGCAGCCCTTATAGACCGTGGCTTTGAGGTATTACCTTTGAAGGTAATATTTGGTAAGGCTGGAGGTAATAATTCACCAAGTGCCTGATTTTAAAGGGTTTCGTAGGTTGATGAAATTACTACGACTAAGGGTAATTTTCTAACCTTCCTATTACCCTATTATTACCTTTGCTAAATCAATCTAACCTACTGATTATATTGGGTTTTTATGACGCTAAAAAAGAAAATTACCAAAATTACCTTTTTCCCAGGGGTCAACCTGGAAACGGAGTGAAGCACAGACGGGGCGATGCGCTGGTCTTTCGTGCACGCGGTTTTAACACTCACGAAACACGCCTGAGTCGACGATAGACAGTGCCAGGATTGGAGCCGAGAACCGCTGCTTAAAATTTGCTACCGCAGTCGGCAGAGGGGATGGGATAAGGAGGGAGAAGAACAGAGCTGGTACGCAACTGGTACGCGGGTTGGTGGCGAGGCGTTTGGGCCTTTACTTGCGGGAGGTAAAAGAAGGGTCAGTTCGATCCATCATGGGTGCGACGGAGAAACGGCGGGAGAGTGGGGCGGGTGTGGCGGTGATTGGGGGCATTGGGGGTACGGAATCGGTGTGGCTGGGAGGTGGGGGAGTTTATCAGGAATGGGAGGAGGGGGCTTGGCGGAGGGAATGGCAGAGTGGTTTAACAGCGTCCGAATTCTGGATCTGCTGAGCTCGCTCAACCTGCACTGGATTGAGCGAGACAAATCCGCAGCAGGATTGATAGCATGTGGCTATCAATCTCCACATCCTTGCAGGAACGGAATCCATGTCGAAAAAAATCCATGCGTTAGTGCTTTGCCTGGCCGGTCTCGTTGGCGCTATGCAAAATGCCGTTGCAGCGGACAACCTGTTCAAGAGCTACGCCTACGACACGCCAATCACGAAATACACCGAGGCTGGCGGTTACTATGATTGCTCGGCAGAGGTGGGCGCGCCCGCCCGGTGTATTGATGATGTGGATTTCATTGATCAGAAATTCACTGCTGGCCTAGTCTTCAGCAGTGACAAGCTGATTATGGTTTCACTGTTCGCGCCCTATGAGCGTGAACTGTTCGGGCGTGCCATCGGTGCGCTGGCCAAGTCGTTCGGTCTGGTCGCACTGGCTGACGGCAAGTCCATGCTGGATCTCGTCGATCTGGCGGCTAAAGCTAAAAGCAAGGATGAGTACTACGCTAAGCTCAACAACTACGAAAGTGTTGCTCTAAACACCGATAATTTGACTTACTCGTTTATTGAGGGCGCTGCCTCGATCAAAGGGACACCTAGCGTTTCTGGTTTAATGGCAGCCGCCCCTGCGAACGTTAGGGGGGCTGATCTGATTGTCACGGGTAAGGGTGAGGAATCGATCATTATGATCAAGTTTTCTTTCCCGAAGCTTGACGAGAGTAAACTTGTAGAACAGACCAAAAAACCGGTGGAATCTTTCTAAGTTTGATGCTTTGGCGTGTAACGCGCCTCATCAGCAATAGAAAAGGGACAGATTTATTTATCTTAATTGATGAATGTATCTGTCCTAATTTTTTACTGTTGAATTGTTTGTTTATTTATGTTTTTTAAGATTTCCTTCCAAATATAGCGATAGCTGTAACGAAGCCAAAGAGTCTTCAGTTTGTCAAAATTTCGCCGTACCTTACTTTGTTGGCGAGCTCGCAGCTCTTTTTCAATCTCGTCTAACAGCCACTCATCTCTGAACCCCGTCCAGATGGGAGGTGCTGGCGTCTCAAGATTGCCAAAACACACGGGGGCCACTTCTGAATACAGTATGTCTTCAACAATTTTGAGATCGTAAGATTTTACTCGCTCCGCGATGTAAGCATAGTCGACTTCGTTGTCAACGAAGGCTTCAGCCAATGCTATCTGGATTTTGGCTTTATCTTCCGGAGTCAAAATACTTCCCAATGGGAAAGCTCCTCTAATTCTTCGTCAAAAGTATCTGCAGCTACGCTTCCGGCAATGCCGCCTGCCATGCTACCTATTAAAACCACAGCTACAGCGCATGCTGGTGCTGCTGGGCCGCAAATCGCGCTAACACCCAGGCCCGCAAGGAAGCCACCGGCGGCTCCCGCGCCAAGGATTGTTGCTTGTCGCGCGCTTTCTTTTACTTTGTTGTCAGCGTTCAGAATCTCGTAGGTAGCAAGGGCGGCTGTCATGATGATCCCAACCTTGCCCATGACGGTCATGATTTTTGTACCGGCTGTAAATTTGGCGTTGTCTCGGCCTGATCCTTCGAGGGATTTATAAAGGATTTCTTTTTGCTGGGTCTTTGAAAGTTGGTTGTAATTTTTGTTGAAGCCGGTTCGAGATTTTTCATCAAGAATATCTGCGTGCGTTTTTCCGCCTTTTTTCTTTTTCTCAGCAACGGCTACGCCTTGGGCGGAGGTGAACTTACGATGTTCAAACATTATTTTGTTGCGCATTTCGTTGCTGAATTTTGTACCGTCTTCAACGGTGATATTGCCAGCTCTAACGTCTGCCAATACCTGTTGAGCCATTCGTTTGATATTGCGCTGGTAGCTGGCGCGGACGCGTTCGTCTTTGATCGCGTCGATCGAAAAGCGTGTGGCAGCGCCTTCCATGCCCGCGATTGCCATTTCGAGTGGAGACTGGCTTAAGGTGTGCTCACTCTTGACAACATAAGAGCCGGTTACGAGGTATGGTTCGGTCATGAGAAGTCCTTATCCCAAGATATCTTTAAGCAGTGCATCAATGCTTGATGTCGTGCAGGTGTTTTCGTGCTCTGCGAATTCGAGCGTATGGCACATTTTGCCGGTTGGGCTGGCAAATCGGACTGTGTTATTTGAGTCGAAGGATCCAGTCATTGATGACCCGTCATCAAAGTGCGCGGTGCATGTGAATCCTTGATAGCTCTCAGAAGCTGGGATCTTAAAGGCGATCCAGTTCCCATGGATAATCATCGGCGTCGGTGGCGTAAACGGCGCAGGCGTATGTGAGTTCACCAATAATCACCGTTCCCGATCCTCCGATCACAACGTCTCCATGTGAACCCACTGTGCCAACCAGCGCGGCATTTTTGCCGTTGATGAATACGGTGCTGGACACGGCGGAGGCCAGTGCGCTGCCGCAGGTACAGGTGTCATCTTTTCGGGCGGCGGCAAGTCCGTCGAAGAATACGTCGGGGGATCCGGAGGCAATGGCTTTGGGGCCGTGTCCGGGGATGGGGCAACTGGTGGGATCGGTGATGCGTGCAGCGGGCTTTGCCATGTTTGACTCCCTGTCAACGGATTAGCTGGCACCGACTGTATCAGAGTTGCTTTGGTGGTTGCCTGACGGCGACGTGCCCGGTGTTTGTCGTTCATCTAAACAGCAAAATTTGAGTGTGTTTAAACGAAGCTCTCTGACACTACTTCGGCCCTACACAACCTTGCGCCACCCCCTACACCTAAGACAGAATCCGCCGGCTTGTGCGTCTACCCCGTGGCTTTTATCGTTCTCGGGTCACTGAAAACCAGTGATCGGGTTTGGTAGCCCGTGTGTTAGATGTACAGCGTCACCGTCTCCGATCGTGCTTTCGATCGGGGTCTATGGTGGTCATGTACAGGGCGTCTTCGGGCGCGCCGGCTCCTGACACCCGGTCTACCAACCTGTTCATGGCCGCCACCCTTCGTTTGGTAGCGAAAGGGTGAAGCCTTCACTAAAAGTGTTAGGAGTTTCATCCATGTTCAAACCAACACCCAACCCACCAGAAACCGATCCAGTCTCCCCCTACAAATTCCCCGATTCACGAACCCTCAACGAAGCCGCCGAGCGCGCCCTCGATCACTACCTCACCCCACAGCAACGGATCATGGGCAGCCACACCCAACATGACCCGATGTACTTTGCCAACCCGGCCTACGACACCGAATCCCTGCTCGCCAACGCCAGCGAATCCTTGGGATCAGCCTCCGAAATGCTCAACAACTTCGCCGCCACCCTGGAACCCGCCCACCGCAAAACCGCCATCGGCATTGCGCAGTTGGTGATGTTGGGGTCTTTGGCGGTGAATCAGGCGCTGGATAACGTCGAGCCGAAGTAG